TGGCATCCTTTGGTTTTTACTGAGGGATGTTTTTTTTTTTGTCATATAGCTAGGTGATAACTTTTGCAGCTTAAGAAAATATGTGAGAAAATGTTTTGTTGCATTGTACATATACAAGGATACCCCCAAGCCCCCCTTAGCTACCCCTAAATGTTACACAAATGCAACACCCAGGCCAGTTTTGTTGTACTTTGGTAACACTTTGGTGAGCTTAGGTGGCTTTTGTGATCACAAATATCATATAGGAAATGACACACCATAGCCACACTTAAGCCTAACCCTTTGTTATTCTTTCCCTTTCAATGTTTAATGAAGGCTAGGCTGCCAGGAATTAATTAGTTGTTTTATCTATATTCTTTTATATTTATTTTATTGCTTGACATTCTGAAAACAATGTAGAACTGTATAGGCATCGAGAACAAACACAAAAGGAAATACAAAATGCTAATAACAAAAATATCAGATATGACTGGGGATACTCACACTAGAGAAATACCTATAACTAATAAGCAATATCTTGATTGGTTAAATGGTAGGCCTATTCAGTATTCTATGTCACACCTAAATTCAAATGATAGTTCATTTATTAGAACGGGTATAACGTCTAAGGAATGGGCAAGCTTTTGGGGGGAAGACCAATGAATTTTCCATTAGTTCACATAAGTAAAATGACGGGTAAGCTTGACGGGTTTAAGGCTATATCCACGAACACAACAACCAACCCTTATTGCATAAAACAAAATGCATCAAAAAGGGAAGATAATATTTGCACTAAGTGTTATAGTCACACAATGCTCAAGTCATACCGTAAGAACATGCAACCCGCCTTGCAAAGGAATAGTGAAAGGTTAGCAAATAAAGTTTTAGACTATGACTTATTGCCAACCATACTTGATGCATTCTTTAGGTTTAATGCCCATGGCGAATTGATAAACCTTACACACTTGGAGAACTTAGTAAGAATATCTAAGAAAAATCCACACTGTAGCTTTGCATTATGGACAAAAAGAAATGATTTAGTTGTCAAATATTTTAAGACAAGAGAAAAACCAAGCAACTTTATATTGGTTTACTCAAACCCTAAGATATCAACAATCATGCCTAAGCCACCTAAGTATTTCGATAGAACTTTTAATAATGTCTTAGAACATGAACACAAAGAAAAACAGAATTGCACAGGTCAAAAATGCAAGGATTGTCGACTATGTTACACTATTGGCAATGGTGTTGACACTATAGTTGAAATGGTCAAGAAATATTAAACAAAGAAAAGGAATACAAAATGAGAGGTTTAAAAAATTTCCATTGGTTAACATACATAGACGATTTAGACATTCCAAAAAATTGGGAGTGTACAAGTTATAACAATGATGCATTACCAAGCTATCAATACAATGATTATACTATCTGGATAGATAGCAGTGATTTAAAAACTAGGCGTGAAAATACAGATCATATTTTAGGATGTAATAGTCCTTTATCTGAAAGGTTCACAGTGACTAGTTCTGATTATAAAGAACAATTAAAGACTAATAATTTCAGGGTTGTTGTAGATCTTGTCAACAGAAGGGAAAAATAAAAATGAAAGTATTAAGTTTATTTGATGGTATGTCATGTACCAGAATTGCACTAGATAAATTAGATATAAAATTAGATAGCTATTACGCAAGTGAGGTGGACAAGTATGCTATCAAAGTATCTCAAGCGAACTACCCAAGCATCAATCAACTAGGTGATGTCACTAAGTGGAGAACTTGGGATATTGATTGGTCAACAATTGACTTAGTTGTAGCTGGCTTCCCTTGTCAATCATGGAGTCTTGCGGGTCAAGGCTTAGGTGATAAGGATAAAAGAGGTCAGCTATTCTGGACAACTTTAGATATCATAAAGCATGTTTTAAAGAACAATCCGAAAGCTAATTATCTTATGGAAAACGTGAAGATGAAAAAGGATTTCGAGGACTATATAACCTATCACACAGAGCAAGCTTTAGGTACAGTTCAAAAGTATTTAATCAATAGTTCTTTGGTGTCAGCACAAAATAGAAAAAGGTTTTATTGGACTAATATTCTAAATGTAAACCAACCAAAGGATAAAAATATTGTTTTAGCTGATGTGTTAGAGGAGGAGGTAGATGCTAAATTTCTTGCAGGAAAGAATCTAATTAAAAATTATAGAGGTGGTAATCAATTAAATCCTAACTATAAATCTCAAGCTAATACTATTCATGATCACAAAAGTAAATCTGGTGTTCTGTGTGCTGGTACTCATGGGTATGCAAACGGATATGTACAAGGTTGTATTCAAGTAGGCGAAGCAGATATAAAAGGCTTTGACATAATCAAAAGAGTCTATAGCCCAGAAGGTAAAGCACCTACACTTACAACTATGGGTGGTGGGCACAGAGAACCTAAAGTAGCCTGTGGATCTATGATAGGTAGACGTATCAATCCAGAAACAGGTAAACGTGATGACTATAATGAGGATATTAAACCTGTTCAACGTATAGAGATAAGAGCAGACAGTAAAACAGGTACTCTAACAACTGTACAAAAAGACAACTTAGTTGTTTCACCTATTAGGGATAAGTCTAAGACTGTAAGATCAGGCGGTAGGGGTAGCTATGATAGACACGAATGGGATAGTGTAGATAAGCTACACTGGAGGAAGCTCACGCCTTTAGAATGCGAGAGACTACAGACAGTACCTGACAACTATACCAATCACGTAAGCAACACACAACGTTATAAAATGTTAGGTAATGGGTTTACAGTTGATGTAATTTCACATATTTTAAAACACATATAAGGAAAGGAAAAACAAAATGAACACTAAATATTCTAAAACTTTAATTGAACAAGCCCACTTCTTAGCTTTCAGCGGAGAGACAACAAACAAATCTATAGGTAAATTCTTAGGTTTAAACAAGAATGAACTAGAGTATATCCTTTATAAATTAAAACCTGATTGCAGCAATTCAATCGTTCAAACTTATGATAGTTTAGTGAGCTATGTTGAAACCAATGACGAAGCATGACCTATTCATTAAATGGTTAAAGACTTGTCCAGTGGATTACTTACCACATGTCCAAGGAAACTCAGGTCAAACAATCGTAACCTTCGATTTAACAGATAGTTTGTCAGAAAAACTAAACAATTTAAATCAAGTGACATCAGATGAACATAACGAATTAATTTTAGAAAGGAAAACGAATGGCTAAGTGGGCTATAAAAGAATGGCTGCAACCAAATGAACAGGTAAGCAACATGAGTATGACAGGTGAGATAGAGAACGTTCAACAAGAAATCAAAGTTTTAAAGGATTTAGATAATAAAAATCCAGGGGTTGAGATAATTGTGCAGTCTTTACTTGATGCTGAGAGAAGATTAAGATTATTAAAAGGATAACTATATGATCTGGTCAGACAACTTAAAAGTATTTCTAGTCCAAATGTTCGGACACGAGATACGAACTAAATCTAACTTTCAAAGGATACGACATGAAGCTTGGACACCTACTGTACCCAATGAAGAACCACCATTTTAAAAGGAAGGATAACTAATGACAACAAAGAAAAGAAGATTCGAGGTGTCCTCTACAGTTGAGGATGCCGATTGGATGGATGAATTAGATGAGAACCTAAGAGAGCTAGAGAAGTTTCTTATTGTATATGATAATAAGGAGTTGTCCGATAGTAACTACTAATAAACCTTGTCCAAAAGGACAACCCTATTATATAAGTAAAGTTCAGATTGTCAAGAGGAAAAATAATGGAATATGATTACGAATTATTTCACGAAGTAGCAGAAGAAGAATACTACTGCTGCGGTGAGTTAATGCACGAAGGAGACTACGAATTTGTCAAAGGTTTCGATGAGATGCCAGACGAATATAATATTATAAGAGATCCAGTTATAAGAATAGTTGACTTGTATAATAGAGATGATCAACGTATCGATCCTTGTCATTTGACAAAAGTTCAATACTTAGATATACTTCATACAATGACACAGATTTATTGGGACAAATTTTTAGAGGAACAAACATAAATGCCATGGATATCTCACCAGCCTTGTCCCTTCGATGATTGTGATTCCTCAGATGCTTTCAGCTATAACACTGAGAGCATGGCAGGTAAGTGTCATTCGTGTGACCGTAAGTATAGATTTAAGGATGAAGAAAAGGATGGGTGGGAAGTGCCAGAACAAAAAGTAAAATCTGTACCAGTTGAGGTGTTAACACCTGTCTATCGTAGTGTAAGAAGCATAAGCAAGGAAGCCATGGAGTTCTTTAATGTCAAGACCTACTTAGACTCAGAAGGGAAAGAGATAAAACAAGAATACATATATCCATCAGGCGGTACAAAGACAAGGTTCTTCCCTAAATCTTTTAGAGCTAATAACTTAAAGACAGATGAGTTGTTCGGTATGAACCTTTGGAATGCTGGATCAGGTAAGATTATAACTATAACTGAAGGCGAACTCGATGCTATGTCAGCATACCAGATGTGTAAGAGTCATAAATATGTCAATGCTTTCGTATCTCTTCCATCTTCTACCCCTTCAAATAAGATATGGTCTAACGTATCTGAGTATCTTAACTCATTCGATAAGATTGTTTTGTCAATAGAACATGACGAACAAGGTAATGCGGTAGCTCAGAAGATAGCTAACCTATTTCCTAACAAAGTTTACAGGGTGCAGCATGACAAGTACAAGGATGCCAATGAGTTCCTTGAGGCTGGTGCAAAGAATGATTTCTATCATGCTTGGTACAACGCAAAGAAGTATACACCTGAGAACATACTGAATACCCCTGATCAGTTCCTTAATCTGTTTAATAAGTCTGAGGATCATGTGTATGTTGAGACAGGTATCCAGGATTTTGACAACCTATGTATGGGTTTGATGCAAGGACACTTCACACTGTTCAAAGCACAGACAGGTATAGGTAAGACGGAGTTCATGAGATACCTAGAGTACCATATACTTAAGAACTACCCTGAGATTTCAATTGCAGCATGGCATATGGAAGAAACAAAACTGAGAAGTTTGCTTGGGTTAGTCTCATATGAACTTAATAATAATTTAACAAGAAAAGATTTAATTGAAAGAGCAGATGCAGAGAAGGATGTACAAGATTCCATTGTTAGATTAACAAAAGACGAAAGGTTTTATCAGTTTTTTCTTAATGATGAGGACGATCCTATTGACATTCTGGGTCACATACGTTATCTTTCGCAAGCTTGTGGCGTTCAATATATTTTCTTTGAACCCATCCAAGACATAGCTGCGAACATGAATGGAGATGAGAGTAAGGAGCAGTTCTTAGCTGATCTATCTGTCAGACTATCTAAACTAGCAGCTGAACTTGGTGTAGGCATTATTACTATTGGTCATACGAACGACGATGGAGCTGTCAAATACTGTCGTATGATTGAGCAACGAGCATCAGTTGTTGTTGAGTTACAACGTGATAAGATGTCAGAAGATTCTGATGAAAGAAACACTACTCGATTACTTGTCACAAAGAATAGACCTGTTGGTCCTACTGGCTACGCAGGTCAACTTAAGTTCAACACACATTCTTTCACTTTGGAGGAGAAGTATGCAAGTTATTAGTCTTTGGCCTACCGTCGCAGCAGTACTATATTTTTTAGGAATTATACTACATTACTATCATATCCTAGCTGTATTTGGTTTAACCAAAAGAGAAATGGAAAGAAGTGATTTAAGAACTTTATTCTTTTCTTTTATTTGGCCTTACTCTACAGTCATTATAGTTATAGGAGTTCTTTCCAATGAAAAATAAAAAAGTAGTAGCAATGGATATTGAAACGGATGCACTTGAGGCAACAAAGATTTGGTGCATCTGTACACAAGACATATTAACAGGTGAGACAGATCAATTTTTAAATGTTGATAGGATACCTGAAGAAAGGGATAGGTTTCTTGAATATTGCAGCACAGTATCTAACTTTGTTTACCACAATGGCATTGGGTTTGATGTGGGTATTATCAACAGACTGGTCAAAGAGAATTGCGTTCATCTTGATTTGGTTATCGATACTCTTGTTCTCTCTCGCCTTATCGAATACAACTTAGAAGGTGGACACAGCTTGAAGGCGTGGGGTAAAAGGTTAGGTGACTTTAAGATTGGGTTTGATGACTTCTCTTGTTTGACACAGGAGATGATAGACTATTGTCATCAAGACGTGGTTGTCACAGTAAAATTATATAATAAATTTTTAGATGTGATAGAGGATGAATCCTGGCAAGATGCTATTAGATGTGAGCACGACATACAAATTCTATGTGAAGAGATGACAAGGAATGGGTTTTACTTTGAGAGAGATAAGGCTGATCATTTACTTGACGAGATAGAATTAAGACTTTGTGAGTTAGACGAAGGTTTCCAACATGACTTTCCACCTAAGTTAGAAGAAGTAAACAGAATTATTTACAGGAAGAAACAAGATGGATCACTGATGTCAAGTGTTGTCAAGGCACAAGAGAAATACCCTAAGACAGAACTTGATAAATCAAGATACCCACCTCAGCTTATCTGTTATGATTGGATTGACTTTAATCCTGCATCACCTAAGCTGCGAATAGAAAGACTATGGGAGGCTGGCTGGAAACCAGTAGATAAAACTAAAGGACATATTGAATATGACAGAGAACAAAAACGCAGATAGAGGAAAGAAGTTTGCTAAGTATGGGTGGACCTTATCTGAGGCAAACCTCAGCACACTACCTGAGACGGCTCCTCAAGGGGGTAAACGATTAACTGAGTGGTTGACACTTGAGGGAAGGAGAAGCAGCCTTGTCGAGTGGCTAGGGCACTGTGGTGACGATTCACGTATTCACGGTAGGTTTCAAGGGATAGGCGCATGGACAGGTAGAATGGCACATCGAGCACCTAATCAAGCTAACATCCCATCTGAGTTTCATGGTAAACCTAAGTCAGCGGTTGATGAAGTAAAGGATAAGTATGATGGTCAGTTCAGGGCTTTGTGGTCAGTACCTGAAGGTAGTTATTTGGTGGGCACAGACGCAGAAGGAATCCAGTTGAGAGTACTTGCTCACATAATGGGATCAGAGGAGTATGTTCATGCGATTGTCTCAGGTAAAAAAGAGGAGGAGACAGATATACACAACCTAAATCGTAAAGCCTTGGGTATGTCACATGTAACGAGAGATATGGCTAAGACATTTATCTATGCATTTTTACTAGGGGCTGGCACAGGTAAGATAGGACAAATCTTAAAGGTAAACATGAGAGAAGCTAACCAAGCTGTCGAAAACTTTTTAGAATCTATACAAGGTCTTTCTAATTTAAAAAAGAAAGTTATACCTTACATAGCTAAACGTGGTTGGTTCAAGGGACTGGATGGACGTAAGGTTAAAGTTCCATCTGAACACAAGACATTGGCAGGGATGTTACAGAATGGTGAGTCTGTCATAATGAAACATGCAGCCTTGCAGTGGGTTAGAGAAGCCAAGCAAAAAGAAATAGACTTCAAGCTTGTCACCTGGCCTCACGATGAGTGGCAGACAGAAGTGTGTGGTAATTATGCAACAGCAGAGGATTTAGGTGCAATGCAAAGACAAAGTATTGTTGACACAGGTGTAAAATTTAGTATGGACTGTCCTCTTGCTGGTTCTACAGATATAGGTAGAAACTGGAGGGATACACACTAATGTATTGGTTAATTGCTTTATCTCCTATATTTTTTGTATTGACAACAACTCTTATTACATGTATATGGAAGTATCTAATAGCTAAAGGAACAAACAATGGCATCAAAAACTAAATATGGAGTATTCGAAGGTCAACTTTATTACTCTAAAATATTTATGGATAACATGGATGAACACGAGTATCATGAGAAGACTCAAGGTCAGTTCAATACTGTCTTCATACCTAAAGACGAAAAAGAATTAAACAGAATGGTAGACCTAGGTTTCCCTGAAGTATCTATGGGCAACAAGATGATTAAGGAGTGGACGGTAGCTGATGGGCGCAAAGGGATGAAACTTAAACGTCCTAATGTACATCCATCAGGTATCGAAGACTTTGGAGGTGCACCCTCAGTCACTAAAGGTAAAACAAATACACCTTGGGATTACATTGAGGATGGTGCACTAGGTGATGGAACTACAGCCTTAGTTAAGATATCTATATACGGAGAAGGGTCAGTAGCCTCTGTCCGTTTAGAAAAAGTAGGTATTCTTGAGCATGTACCATATGATGAAACATCAGCAGCTGAGGATCAATGGTAAACTCAAATAAACATATTCTCCCTGAACTTATGGGGGCTTCGGCCCCCTACTTTTTCACAGAAAAGGAATAGGTTTTGAGCACTAAGTACAAACAAGTTCTTGTTGATGGTGATACTTTTGCCTATCGAGCAGCCTTCTCTTGTGAGGACACAACCCTTGGGGATGCAATAGATAAAATAGATGAGTTACTTGAGGATACACTTAATGAGGTTCTCTGGGAAATTGATGATAAATTATATCAAATCTTTTTGACAGGTAAAGGTAACTTCAGACATGACATAGCTATTACACATGAATACAAAGGTAATAGAAAGTCAGTTGAGAAACCTAAGTACCTACATAAAATAAGACAGCACATGATTAAAAACTGGAAAGCTATTGTTTCCAAAGGTGAGGAAGCAGATGACCTCATTGGAATTTGGTCAACAGGTTATGGTCCAGAAGCTCTAGTTGTGTCAGTAGATAAAGATATGTTACAACTTCCCTGCAATCATTATAATCCAAGCAAAAGAAAATATAAAACAGTCTCTGAACTTGAAGGAAATAAATTCTTTTACTCTCAAATTTTGACAGGAGATAAAGCTGACAATATCATAGGGCTTTACGGTATAGGTCCAGTCAAATCTAAAAGAATACTAGAGGATTACTCATCAGAAGAAGACTTATATGAGGCTTGTCTGAGGTCTTACGGAGGGGAAGAAGATCGTGTTATAGAGAATGGCAAACTTCTCTGGCTCAGAAGACACGAAGGTCAAGTATGGGAGCCACCTAAATGCGTTTCAGGTCAGGACTAGAAAAACGTACAGCTAAGTACTTAAAAAAATTAAAAGTAAAATTTACATACGAAAAATTTAAAATCAAGTGGCAAGATTTAAGGTACAAGACATATACACCTGACTTTGTTCTTGAGAATGGCATCATAATAGAAACTAAAGGGCGGTTTATTTCATCTGATAGAACCAAACACCTTATGGTTAAACAGCAGCACCCAGAATTAGATATTCGTTTTGTCTTTAGCAACCCTAAAGCTAAACTTTATAAAGGGTCTAAGACAACCTATGGAAAATGGTGTGAGAAGAATGGTTTTCTATATGCAAAAGAAACAATACCTATTGAATGGATAAAAGAGAAAAGATGGTTTGACAATGTTTGATGAAGAGAGTAAAATACAGGCTCTGGTAGATAATTACGGATTAAATTATTTACTAGAAGACAACCAAATATCTGAGAATTTTGTTGTTAAATACCTCATAGAAGAAGGTATGGTTGAGTTAGATAATTATTTTAATTTTGATGCAGAAATGAAAGAGTGGATGGAGTGGGAAGAGTGAGTGATTACGGTAAAGATTTAGAGACATATTCAGATTGGGTTGAAAGTAAAATTTTAACTGAAGGAGAGCTAAGGCTTTATGAAAATGCACTTGGGTTAGCTGGAGAAACAGGGGAAGTATCTGAAAAGATCAAGAAGATGATAAGAGACAAGACAAGGTTTAGCAGCGAGGACATACTTAAAGAATTAGGAGATGTTCTTTTTTATACTGTAGCTATAGCTAACATCTATGATGGTACACTTAAGTCACTTATAGAATTAAATGTAGACAAACTAAATAGCCGTACACAAAGAGGAACTTTAAAAGGATCAGGAGATAACAGATGAACAACTACTTACCGACAGACTATCAATCTTTTATTCACACATCTCGTTATGCTCGATGGTTAGAGGATGAAGGCAGAAGAGAGACTTGGCCTGAGACTGTCAAAAGATATATGGACAATGTTGTTCGTCGTTGCCTTGATATAGATACGATAGGTATAGCCTCTGAGTTAGAGGAAGCTATCCTTAGTTTAGATGTTATGCCCTCAATGAGAGCTATGATGACAGCAGGTCCAGCCTTAGACAGAGACAACACATCAGGATATAACTGCAGCTATTTACCCGTAGATGATCTTAAAAGCTTCGATGAGGCTATGTTTATTCTTCTTTGTGGTACTGGTGTTGGCTTCTCCGTCGAGAGGCAATTCATCTCTAAGCTCCCCGAAGTCCCTGAGTTGTTCGAGAGTGATACTGTCATCGTTGTCAAGGACAGCAAGGAAGGGTGGGCTAAGGCTCTTCGTCAATTGATTGCACTCCTTTATAGTGGTGAGATAGCTAAGTGGGATGTAAGCAGAGTACGTCCTGCTGGTTCTAAACTTAAAGTATTCGGAGGCAGGGCTAGTGGACCAGCCCCTTTGGTTGACTTGTTTAATTTTGTTATTCAAGTATTCAAGACAGCCCAGGGTAGGAAGCTATCTAGTATTGAGTGCCATGATGTTATGTGTAAGATAGGGGAAGTTGTTGTTGTAGGTGGTGTACGTAGGTCAGCTATGATTAGTCTTTCTAACTTGTCAGATGATCGTATGAGACATGCTAAGTCAGGGGCTTGGTGGGACAATGATCCTCAACGTGCTTTATCTAATAACTCTGTTTCGTATACTGAAAAACCTGACAGTTTATCTTTTATGAGAGAATGGATGGCTCTTGTTGAGTCAGGTTCAGGTGAACGAGGTATCTTTAATAGACAAGCAAGTAAGAACCAAGCAGCTAAATACGGTAGAAGAGATTCTAACTACGAGTTTGGTACTAATCCTTGTAGTGAAATTATACTACGTCCGTACCAGTTTTGCAACCTAACTGAGGTAGTAGTAAGAGCAACAGATAACCTTGAAGATCTTGAAAGAAAAGTTAGACTAGCCACAATACTAGGGACAATTCAATCTTCTTTTACGAACTTCCCTTACCTAAGAAAGATATGGAAAAAGAACACAGAAGAAGAACGTTTGTTAGGTGTATCTCTTACAGGTATCATGGACAATCCTTTGATGACAAAATCTAATAAAGGTTTAGATAAAACACTTGATCACCTACGTGAAGTTTCTGTCACAATTAATTCTTACTGGGCTAACATACTTGAGATACCTGAGTCTAAATCTATAACGTGTGTTAAACCTAGTGGTACTGTGTCACAGCTTGTAGACTCAGCATCAGGTATTCATGCCAGACACTCGGATTTCTATATAAGAACTGTAAGAGGTGACAATAAAGATCCTTTGACAAAGTTTATGATTGACCAAGGTATTCCTAATGAACCTGATGCAATGAAACCTGAGAGTACAACTGTGTTTAGTTTTCCTGTACAGTCCCCTCAAGGTTCAGTTGTTACCTCTGATATGACAGCTATCGAACAACTAGAGATGTGGTTAGTATATCAAAGACACTGGTGTGAACACAAGCCAAGTGTAACAATCAATGTAAAGTCTGACGAATGGTTTGAAGTAGGAGCTTTTGTTTATAAGAACTTTGATGAGATGAGTGGTGTGTCCTTCCTTCCTTACAATGAACACACTTACGTACAAGCACCTTACCAAGAAATAGATGGACAACAATATGAAGATCTGTTATTAACTATGCCTAAAACTATAGATTGGTCTAAACTTTCTGACTACGAACAAGAGGATAACACAGTCTCAATGCAAACAATGGCTTGTACTGGTGATGTGTGTGAAATGGTGGATATAACATGAGTGTACGTAAACCTTTTAACAGAGCATTATATGAAGCATATGATCATAAAGCCAAAGAAACACTTATGTCTCTTCTTGAAAGACAAGGACATACTATTGTTAATACAGTAGAAAACTATAAAGTAGATGTAGTCAGTCAGAAAGGTGAGTATACTTACTTCAATGAAGCAGAAGTTAAGACAGCTTGGAAGGAAGATTGGCCTGTCACATGGGCTGAGATAAGAATACCTGAACGTAAAAGCAGACTTGTCAGAATGTATGAAGAACAAAAAGGTGTTCTTAATTTTTATATTTTTCGTAATGACATGAAACAGGTGTGGAGAATTAAAGATACTCTGTTAAAACCTGAGACACTTAAGGAGGCCAGGGGTAGGTACATTATGAAAGGTGAAAAGTTTTTTCATATACCTTACACTGAAGCTCAGTTAATTAATATTAAATAAGGAAAACTTATGGAAGACTTAGTAAACCATCCACCTCACTATAATTCTTCAGGTATCGAATGTATTGATGCAATGGAGGCAATGGCAGAAGGAGCTGAAGTTAAACCTCATGCATCTTATTGTTGGCAGAACGCCTTTAAATATCTGTGGAGATGGCCTTACAAGAATGGTCTTGAAGATCTTAAGAAGTGTCGTTGGTATTTAGATAAACTTATAAATGAAATAGAAGGTAACTAAAATGTTCTCAGCTTTAATGTTAGCCTGTCTTGTAGAGACTGGTGTTTGCAAATCAGCAGTTAGTCCTATTCTTTATGACACAGAAATTAGTTGTCAAACATCTCTCGTTATAGGTATAAGGATAGCTGAACAACATGGTTGGACAGTTGTTGGTTATCACTGTTATGATTGGGGTAGTAAAGTATAAAAAAAAGAGGAGCTTATGTGCTCCCCTTCTTTCTCTTCTTCCCTGAAGCGGTTGTTGACCAATTAACTCTTTTAAAACTGGTCTTTTTTCTGGCCTCTTTCTTTGAAATACTACCAGCTACAGACTTAGGCCTACATGCAGGATACGGACGTTTACTATTCTTAGCACTCTTACGTCCACAAGGCTTACCTGTCTTTACATCGACCCATTCTTCACTGAACCATTTTCCTAATCCACCTTTAGCCATTATGATTTCTTCACTCTATTGTCTTTACCTGTCCAGCCACCGCCTTTGGACTTATACCATTTGGCAGCCCAAGCATTAGCATAAGCTGATGGATATACTTTAAATTTTTTTCTAGCTTCAGATTTAGCTCTTGACCACAAGTCAGGTTTGGTTGGCTTAGGACTTGCCATTATCGACTCCTTAATTAAATTTATACTTTTACTTACGTTCCTTACATATACACTTGTATATACAAGCGCATGATTCTTTGCATATACATTTATCTTTACATTTACAAGTCATGTCAATTTCCTACTAATGGGTTGTCTAATGCTTCCTGTAATCTTTCATTCAATCTATCTTCTAGTTGCTTTAAGTTAGAGTCGATACGTTCCTCTGTATCTCTCATTGTATCACGCACATCCTTTTCTGTTTCTCTATTCAAAGATTCTATTTCTCTAAGAGAAGAGTTGACATCTTTATTTAATTGATTCATCTCAGCTAATGTATTCTCTACCATTAAATCTATTGATGCTTGTGTGTTTTTAATTCTATCTGAAGATTTCTCTA